ATGAGCAAAGTCTACAAAATCCGTAGTGAAGAAGTTGAAGACGTAAAAGAGACACTAATGAAGTTTGTCGTGCAAAAAAAATCACTCATGGCTGAAAGCGATGTAATACACGCCCTAATCAAATACCATTTGAAAAATTTAAAAGCTGAGGAAGTGATGAAATATAGACAAGAAGTGTTAGGTAAAGACGAATAAAAAAATAATATATTCCGAAATATCGGACTTAAGTACGACATTAAACAAGTCGTACTTCTCCCCTTCACTAAGCTTCGCATAATGCAGATTGATGTTAAAAAGCCCCGTGAGACTGTCTAATCTTCTCACTGGGGCTTAGTAACATAATCTGAACATCACATTATGCGAACTTTATTACCCAAAAATTTCATCCATAAGTTTATGTACTACAAACCAATAAATAGGATAGACAAATACAAAAAGAGTCAAGAGACCTATATCTGAAAGTGTAATATTATGCCAATCCATGTTTTAACCCCTTAAATTATAAATCATTGAAAAATAGTATTTAGTTTGTTCCCGGGTAAAGCTGGTTTTTCAGCTTCAGTGTAGCGAGCACTTGTAACAAAATGCCAATAATATCTGCGAGCATAGCTCGGTTCTTACCGTGTTATGCCCCAGGGAGCTTGTAATCAGAGAGAAGAAGGTGCTTGTGCAGGTTGCGTCAGTTCGCTCGTAGACACTCGCTCTGCTGATTGTGTTTGAGCAAAATAATTAAATGGTCTGTCATTCTGTTCTATTAGCTTCTTGCAGTCTGATTGCGCCACATCATGCAAAATAGTCCCCTGTTGAGTGTATGCAACATAACGACCATTCTTTTTAATACAGCCACTAAAAACGGGTTTTGCTGTGACTGTATATTCAATTTGCGATTGGTCAACGTCAAAGGGTTTATTGGGATTATATTTAATCGCTATTGTCTCCATCCGGACATCATTTTTAGCTTGAAGTTCTGCATTTCTTTCGCCTGGATTCTCCAGGTCTTTTCGTTGATCTGGAGTCAATCCGGATCCGTCAATTTCTTTTGGTTTTTGCTGAGTATTTGCCTGGGTAAAAGCCGATGGGTTAATCATCTTTTGAGTGCCAGGCTTAAAGTATGAATAACCGCCATAGGCTGCTAATGCCAGGATCCCAAAAACGACATAACCTAGCTTTTTAGGCAGCTTCATCTTTACATGATGAGCAGTAGCAGACTTGTAGTAGCTGAACAGGTTTTTAGGGTATTTAAATAGAAATTCGTTCTCTGCTAGCTCTCGAGACGATAAAGATTGTGGCTGTTTACGCACAGATCTCCAGTAGTAAACACTTGCCAATTTTGCCCCATAAGGACGATGCAAGTGATAGTGTTCGCCGACCAGATCCAAGACAAACGCATTTAAGAATCGAGGGCTTTGAGTGATGAACCAAATGTCGTGGCCAGTATGACGATGTACTTGTAATTTCTGTACAACATCATCTTTATTAGCGGATGTACCAGATCTGAAACGCTCATGTTGTTGCGCTTCATCATAGATAACAATTGAATTATCTGGAGTTGTTCTCCAGTCATCTGGTGACTTTTCAACGCCATCAATTTGAAGCCCCTCGATGTCAGCAAAGATCTGACGTTCAGGAAATTGTTTTTGTAGTTCTAATATCTTTGAAACAACAAATAGGCTTTTCCCCGAGCCTGGTGTACCAGTAACCAAAATTATCATTTTATAAACTCCAACAAGTTAATCAGTGTCGTTATGTGCGTGCACGGCACGCCAAACGACACTGATTAACTTGATAATTTCTGTATGCCTATTTGGGCAGATTTAATGATTGCGTAAGTGCTCAAAGCACCAATAAGAATGCCAATTGCTTTATCACCGCCACACATGCCTAAAAACGCAAGTGCGCTCGATGTACCAAAGCTCATATTTTGTGTTGCACGGGCGATATAAATACTGATTAAGCCCTGGACAACATGTGTTGTAAAAAGTCCAATTCCCGCACCCAGGAGAACACGTTTGAGAGCAGATCCGAGCAGCAAAGTTAATGCTGTATAAAGTATTTTCCCCATTACTCACTATTCCCCCGTGATAAGCCCATAACTATATAAGCACCAATTAAATAGGCGGATCCAATGACAAAAGGTCGAATCATGATCATGAAGTTACATAAGGGTTCAAAAGAAAAACTTGCATCCTGGGTAACACCCATAAAAGTGACCTGAATAGGTTGTGGCTGTGGGCAAGTTTGATCGAAATTAATTCGACTACCATCATCAAAATTTAGTTCTAGTTCTTTAACTTCTGGTTTTGTTTCTGATGTATCAGATGCGGATTCATTCATCCATTTATCTGTTTTCTTCCAGTAGTCAGCAACAGTTTTAGGGAAATCAATAGCAGCCTGAGCAGCTTGACAGACAGTCGGTGCCCACTCGCAAAACACAGGGAAATTTAATGCAATGTCAGTCGGCGGAGCTTTAGGAGCAGTCGGGTCATCTGGATTCGTTTGAGGTACAGCTTGCCCTTGAGCAGTATTTGTGGTTGGAATAGCCTGAGATGAATTTAATTGTTGAACCATGTCATTTGCAGGAACAATTTGCTTTTGTTCATCTTCTTCCAATGCTGTGTCAGCCACAGATGAAACGTATGCTTTGCCTTCAGCTTTATTTGCAACAGCATCACTAATAACCTGTGATGCTACAGCATCGTAAGGTAAATGCTTTTCTTCTGTCGGTACACCAGAAATCACTGAAACAGTAATAGAATAATCTTTAGCAATCAAAGCATCATCAGATTTTCTATATTGATCAACAATACAAGATGTTTGTGTAGTTGAAACAAGAGTTAAATAAGCAGCACTAACCGAAGAATTATAGATAGAAACATAAGCATTACATGCTGCAACTACAGAAGTGAATTTAAAATTAGCATCCCATCCCGGTGAAGAAACATTAATATAATAAATTGCTTGTCCGTCTTTCACTTCCCGATAAGTAACCTGATTGTTTGCAGGATCCATCACATAATCAACTGCACCGATTAATGCTTTAATCGCAAGATCAACAGCAACAACAGCACCAGTTCTCACAATCATCTTACTGACTTGACTAGCAGTTGGAGTAATCGCAGCAGCACCAGTAGCAGCATAGTTTTTACCATTTAAAACTACATTTTTAGCCCCGTCATAGAATGTTGTTGCACCTTGCACTAAACGCTTAGTTACAGACCAACCTTCACCCGCAACAGTAGTTGCATTAGCTGATTGAAAGAAAATGAAGTTAGGCGTAATGGCTATAATGAAGATCTGTAGCCAGGTGATTAACTTAAAATTATCAATACGCAAATTACGAAAACTAAGACGATTAACCATGACATACAAACCCCTCAATAAAAGATGGGGCAACTAGTGCCCCGATTACATCTTGTTTTATTACAAAGCTCGGCGGATGATTTTCCACCCTTTAATCGCAACGATGACAAGTAGATAAGCAGCACCTACAAGACCGATTGGAGTGGTTAAATCGCTTAGTTCAGAAGTAACAGGAGTTACATCAATTGCAGCGTTAGCAAAGTTAGTCATTGCCAATGCAGATGCACCAGTAACAACAACTGCAAGTGGTAAACGTTTAGTTTGTGGTTGAGATTGAACAGTTTTAAGTTCGCCCATGGTTTTTCCCCTTTATTTGAGCAATCGACCAATTTTTTTAAAGCCCCAGGCAACAGCAATACAAATTGCTATGCCTACAGCTATATCACCCGCCTGGTCATACGTGATTTCGGGTAATCCTAGAAAACCAACTTGTACCCATGTAAGGCACTGGTTTGTAGCCTGGTCAATTTGGGCACATTGGTACATTTTTATATTTCCTATTAGATTGCTGGCTTGCGTTACCGCCCCTAAAAGCCAGCAAATTCGTTATTTACACTTGTAAAAATGGATGCAATAACTAGAGTGTTTTGTAAACTTTTTACCGCACTTCTTGCATGTATAAACATATTCTGTCATAGTAAAAATACACGTAAGTTATTGATTTATTTACATATTATACATTATACGAAGTGTTTTATAATTAACACTTTGATATATAAAGATATTTAATCATCCTGTAGAACTATTTGACCTGTTCCACTTGTTCTAAACCAGATCTGCTTTGACTTTGTTAAACCTTCTTTAACTTCTACAGAAACCATTTTCCCTTTAGCTTCCTGATAACTCGGAACTAAATAAAGATGATCTTTGGAAACTGCAACACGTACAGAAGCTGGAACTTCTTGTTGTAAACCAAAATCCCATTTGGTTCCTTTAAAAACTAGACTACAAAAGTCACCAGTTTGAACATCTAATAATTGAGCTGTAATACTGAGCATAATTAACCTACCTTAGCAAAGCGTGATTCAGGTTCTTGATACCAATCTGGTACTTGATTCTGAAAATCGATTTTGACGAGCTGAACGAATGGAATAACGTTATTTTTTGATTCTGAATCAAGGTTTTGCAAATAAGCCTTTGAAAAACCGCAACTCATTAAATCTGATATATATTGATAATATTGTGACTTACTATATTTCTTCTTAAGTTCATCAGAACCATGAAGTTCCAATGCACAAAAGAAATTAAAAATATTACGAGACTTGGTTTGTGATAAACGACCTGACTTTGTATAAGTGTCGAATTTAGCGCAGATTTTTCCAAATACAGTATCGTGATCAAGAGCCTTCATCGTATGACCCTCCAATGCTTCAAAAAGTGGTTTATTTGCTAGTTGCCAAAGATCAGTTAAAAAATTAGGGTGTTCAGATTGATATTTAATAAGATCAAATACATTGAGTGGAATATTATGTTCCGTTAACCACAAAGGTTTAAAACGAGTTTCTAAACGTAGTAAACCCTGCATAAATTCAATTACACGAGGGTCTTCCATTGCTTTAATTACACGCAACGCAAAAACTTCACCTTTAGAAGCTTGACGTTTTAGCTTTGCAAGCTGCAATTGAAATTCAATTGACTTGCAATAAGCCTTACGGCACAAGCGTTTAGAATTAGGTGAACCCCAATAAACTGTGGAACCATAAACCAATTTAGATTTACGAAGTGAGCCACTGGAAACTTTACGAAGAAAGTCTAAAACCTTGCATACTTGATCATCATTTCTTAAACGTGCTGAATAAGTCACATCTAAATTGACAATCTGAGCATTCGGAATATCTAATATTTTATAAAGCTTAGGATGAGATTCCGCTAAGAAACCAAGCATTTCAAAAACACCTAATTCCAAATTATCCGAGCCAAAAATGTTATGACCCTGCATAATCTTTGCAGGACTACATTTGATCATGACATGCGGTTTAATTTTACCTTCATGAACTAATTTAAAAGCAACATTAGTAAATGAAGTGGGTAAATCATCATAAGGGTGATACAACGCACCTACTTGCATATTGCCCTGCTCATCCAAGTAAACATCTCTTGAACCTACAGTGACACCAAGCTGTAACAAATCACAAGACAATAGAAAATGCTTGCCATCCCTATCCGAGATAACAAATTCGTCTAAGACGAATAAGCGCATTTCTATAAAATCAATCATGAAAAGTTACCAAGTAACTACGTTTAAGAAATTAAACAAAATTACCAAGTAACTTGTCAACCTGTAAAACAGGTTAATATTAAAAAAGTTACCTAGTTATTTAGTTACAAGGCGTTTACAAATGAGCAAAGTCTACAAAATCCGTAGTGAAGAAGTTGAAGACGTAAAAGAGACACTAATGAAGTTTGTCGTGCAAAAAAAATCACTCATGGCTGAAAGCGATGTAATACACGCCCTAATCAAATACCATTTGAAAAATTTAAAAGCTGAGGAAGTGATGAAATATAGACAAGAAGTGTTAGGTAAAGACGAATAAAAAAATAATATATTCCGAAATATCGGACTTAAGTACGACATTAAACAAGTCGTACTTCTCCCCTTCACTAAGCTTCGCATAATGCAGATTGATGTTAAAAAGCCCCGTGAGACTGTCTAATCTTCTCACTGGGGCTTAGTAACATAATCTGAACATCACATTATACGAATAATTATATAGTTTCAACTAATCCCTAGTTATTTCTATCGTACATTTAACTCAACTTGTTAACTATGAAAATTAAATCTTAAATATTTCATAAGCTTACTTTGTTTTATGAATTTGAGTGAAAATGCAGTTTTTTAAATAATTTTTTAAAAACTAACTCAACTTGTTACTTCTTTCTTAGAATTACTTATCTACTCTTTCTATGCTCATTACCTCACATGAATTATCACTGTTAAATTTTAAATATATCTGTGACATGGCGAAATCCATAAAGTTTGAGCTTTGGAATTTACCTTTTTGATTCTTAGGGTTAGTCATCATCTGTAACCACTGAGTTAAAGAATAAAAATAACATTCGGCCATCCCCATAAGGCTGTGATCAAAAAAATGCAT